ATGTAATGACTAATCATTCTAATGTTCAAGTTGGGGAAGTAGTAAAATCATATAGAGACAAAAGCGGAAGACTATGGAAAACAGAAGTTGATGATGTAGGATTCTTTGTTGTTATTAAGTTAAGAGACGATATAGAAAAAGCCAAAGAAATTAATAGAGGCATTAGAAAAGGTTCATTGAGGTCATTTAGTATTGGAGGACAGGCTTTAGAAAAAGTAAAGAAAAACCACCAAGAATTAGGAGACTACAATGAAATTAGCAAACTTGAACTACATGAGGTAACAATCTGTGAAAAAGGAATTAACCCAGAAGCACGATTCGATATTTTAAAACAAGACAAAACAAAAACAAAAGGAATGAGTAATATGACTAAGATTGAAAAAGCATTAGCAGAACTAGACGCACTTATGGAAGAGGTAAATACTCTTCGTAAGGAAGATGAAGAAAACATGGATTTAACCGAAGAAAAGGGAATGCCCATGATGGATGAAAAGATGGAAGACGAAGAAAGCATGGAATACATGGATGAGGAAAGAAAAGCCCTTCTATCTACTCTTGATGGTGCTGGCGTTGAAATCGGCGAACCAGCAGACCGTGTGGTTATTACCAACGGAAAGCCAAAGGCCAGCGATTTACCCGTTGTTAAGTCATTCGACAACAAAGAACTAGAAACCCTAGATTTGTCTGTTGGAAACATCGAGAAGGCTTACGAGGCTTTCCGTCAAGAACAACTTGAAGCACTTGCCTACACCAATCTCCAAAAGCAATTTGAAAACCGTTTTGCTTCCGAAACCTCTTCAAGAGAATCTCTTATCTCAAAGGCGAACTATGATGCTCAAGCAGAAATTGCCGCTATGAAGAACGAGTTCTCTCAATTGAGAAAGTCTCTAACTGCTGAAAAGGAAACCATTCTAAAGGCTCAAGAAGAGGCGACTGTTAAACTCCCAACAATGGATGAATTGGCCGAAATGGATTGGTCAGACATTCACAAGATGGTAGGAGGCGTTTAAGATGAGTTACATTAACACAATTGCAGATTTAGAAGCACAGACATACGGAACCGGCGCAACCGGAAGCATTAGCAACCAATTGCTAAAGGCTCAAGGAACAATTAGCGGTATTCATACTGCTCACGATGGAGCATTAGGCGCACCAAGCGGCATTAACGCTAATCTTTACAACAAGATTTACGGTCAAAAGGTTTGGTCTATGCTAAACCGAGAATGCAACGCATTGTCTGTTATCTCAAAGCGTCCTTATTCTTCAAGTGGTTGGAGAATCCTCAAGAAGCGACCTGCCGGTGGTAGTGGAAACTTTTTGGACATTTCTGCCGCTTCAAACACTGCTCTCAATACTGCACTTTATGGTGCTGATTCTTTGAGAGCAGACCGAACTGGTGGAGTGCCTGAAAATGCTTCATTAGATTCCGATTCGGACGGTCTTCAATCAATTGCTCCTGAATACGATACATTGTTCACCAGTCCAAAGATTGTTGCACATCAATTCGCTTTCAGTGAACTTGCTATGGAAATGGCTCAAATTGATGACGGTATCGGTGATATTCGAGCGCAATTAAGAGAGGACATGGGTAAGCATCACGCAGAAGTTCAAAATGCTATGCTTGTTACTCCTTTGGAGGCTTATACTCCCGAAACAGACTATGCGGGCGCAAGCGGTATTGATAGAAATTATACTTCTCTATTGAAGATTGTTTCCAACTCGGCTGAAATTACGGAACTTGCTGACAATGGTGGTGGAAACCTTATTAAAAGTGCTACTGGACAAGCCGTTGATACACTTTACGGAAAATTAAGAAGTGATTCAGGCAACGAGTATTTGGATGCAGAAGTTTCTTTTGGTGATGGCTACCTTTCAGCAGAAGCACGACAATTGACTCTTACTGTTCTTAATGACATGATTCGCAGACTCCGTGTTGCGGGTGGTTCTCCAAAGGTTATTCTTACTGGATATGATACGCTTCAAACGATTTCTGACTTATTACAGGCTCAAGAGCGTTTCATGGACCGAAAGGAAATTGTTCCCACTGTGAACGGTGTTCGTGGTGTTAAGGGTAGTGAAGTCGGATTCCGAGTTTCTACTTACTACGACATTCCTATGATTCCTGTTGCGGCTATGACTTCGACTGGATTAAACACTGATTTGGTTAGTGACATGCTTTTCCTTGATACAGACCACTTGTGGCTATCTGTTATGAAGCCGACTCAATACTTTGAAGACGGTATCAGCAACGGAAACCCATTCGGTGTCGGCTCTCTTGGAAACAAGGCTCTTTACCGAACAATGGCGGAAATGGGCTGTTCATACTTTAAGGGTCAAGGTAAGATTACCAACCTTCTTTGAGGTGATTAAGTGACGCATACAGTAACACTTTTGGCAGACCATAAGGGTTTTACCAAGCCTAGAGTAAATGGCGATGAATATATGGTTGATGCAATCATTAACATCAGTGCTTATGTTCAGGGCGGTATTACCTTAACTGCTACTCAAGTAGGATTAAGTCAAATCACTCAAATTATGATTACAGGTGTTGAAGAAATCGGTCATTCAGCAAGAGCCGTTGTTTCAACATCAGGTGGTTATGAATCTTCTTCAAGCGTTAAATTGATTCTATCAACTGGTTCCGCCCAACAAAGCGGAACAGGTGATGAGGGAATCGTTAGAGTTAGAGTATTTGGTCTTCTTTGAGGTGATTTAATTGGTAACAATTAAACTAAAGAAAGGAGCAAGGTCTAAGACCTTACTTATTCACGGACGATTGTTAGATAGAACAAATGAAATCACTGATTTACCAGTGAATCAATGTTTGGGCTATTTGGGCGATTCCTCCCTTGATGTTTCTTTTGAAGAAGCGGATAGGAAGGAATTGCGTGAAATTCCTCCTAAACGGCTCACTAGATTATCAAGAGCATTAGGTCAAGACCTTTCAACCCACGACGATTTGTGTGTATTTTTGCTCCCTCCTAAGACAAAGGCTAAGAAAACCTTGTCTAAGAGTAAAAAATCAGCATTGACTGAATAAGCAAACCAACACACTTAAGAGGGGCAACCCTCCTAGTGCAATTGAACGGAAGTGATTATGAATGCCCAGTTGTAGAAGTAGCGGTTTATTGACAGCAAATACGCAAGTATTTACAGGAAAATGCAAGTTAGTTTCGATTCATGCTTGTGCTGATAATGGCGCACCTATTCTCGTTAAAGTATTTGATGGAACATCGAATACTGATAAAGAAGTTTGTCGCTTAACCGTCCAGCCTGACCAATCTCAAGAATTTGACTTACATGGCATATTAATGTCTAAAGGCATTTATTATGAAGAAGTCAAGACAGGTCCGTATGGAGATGCTTCTGTTTTCATTAACTACTCTTAAGGTGATTAAATGCCAGCATTAAGTCAAGATACTAGATTAGTTATGACAATTTTATTTGTCGGCGCACTAAGCGGAACAAATGTTTGGGCCTATGCTCAATTTGGAACTGGTTTTCCTTATGGGCCTTTAGCGCATTCAGTTCTGTTTGGGCTAGGAACGATTGGTTCAATTATGGTTATGAAAGCCTTGTTCGACTTAGCATTAAACGATAGAATCGAAATGTGGCTACTAGATAGAAAAATTGCAGCATTCTGGGAAAGAAAGGCTAGAGATGAACAACAGCGACAAAAGATGAGAGAAAGCGCAAAGCAATACGGCACTACCTTTTATCAAAATCAAATCCAAGAAGATGACAATACCGTAGGAAATGAGTTCCTAGCCGCCCTTCAATGAGGTGGTTAAATGGTTGTTGCTGACTTACTAGGCTTTTCTGACTCCGATTATGCTTATAATCAATCAAGAGCGCATTCTGCTGATATGTTCTTTATGAGAATGAGAGCATGGTTTTGGGGTTCTTGCGCTACACTATCAGCACTACTCATAGGAAACATTATGGGTGTTTTTGATATTAATATAATGGGATGGATTATTGACCGCATTACTGGGATTTGGGGGCATTAAATGTCTTTAATGACGGGGTTTGCTATATTAGTCGGTGAAGCAATCATTGGCTTCTATAAAAAAGTCCACGCTATTAATTTTGGAGTATATGGGGCTACAATGGTAGGTAAAACTACCTTAAGCCATCAATTGAGAACGAGGGGCGAAGTTCCCACTATTCAAGAAAGAACCGTAGGTGTCCATAGGTCTTCTAGAAAAAATGTAAAAATAGATGGAGAGTCCCATACTATACGAAATGCAGATATTGGCGGAGAAGCAATTTACTGGAAAGAATGGACTAAGGATATGCAAAGGCGTAAAGTAAAGTATATTATATTTATGATAGACCACAGGCATTTGGATAATTCTTCTAATTTAGACCATCAATTAGCGTGGAAGTTTTTAGTAGATACTATTGTGTCAGATATTTGGCCTACGGGTAAAAAGAAAAGAGAAGCGGATTATCCTATGGCCGTAGGTATATGGGCTAATAAGTATGATATATGGGGAGAAAAATATCCGTTGGTTGAGGGCCAAAGCATTGATAAGCATGATATTTTTGAACCGTTTAAGTACGGAATGAGACAATTAAATGAAAAGGGAATACCTTGTTTTAAGTATTTAGTTTCAGCAAAGTCAGACCCCGAAATGGTATATAGAGGCGTAATGACAATGATAAAGGATTACTGATTATTATGTGGTTTAATATACTTAAGGTTGATATTGACTTTAAACCCCTACCTGAAGGTTGGGTTGGAGAATATGACCCTAATACAGATGAAATAGGAATAGACGAAAAAAATGTCTATGAATATCTTAAATCAAAGGGAAAAACCACAGATGAAGAAATAATTGATTACATAGTTAGAGTTGTAAATCATGAAACAGCACACGCAGCACATGAGAAAACAGATGACCAATTTTATGAAAGATTTGAAAGCCAGCAAGAGTATATTGCTTATGCCTTAGAAAATATAGCAGACCCTATCCATTTAAGATTAGTTAATTTTGTAAATCAGTCAGGTATTTCTGATACAGCAAGAGGTAAAAAAATCATGAGAATACTGCAAGAAGCAGCAGACCAAGACAGGATGCCCCCCGAAGAGTATGTAAAAACAATGCTAAGGATAAATAGATTTTCTACGATGAAGAGGAATTAAAGATGTATAACAACCAATTAATAGGACAAACAGCACCGCAACAATTTAACCCTGCACTAAGCCCGCTAAAACAAGCGAGGGCTAGTGGAGTAGTTCAAGAATATAAGTTTATTACTTTTAAACCTAAGAAACAATTGAAAGAATTAACTGCTGTTTTAAGAGCAGAACCAAAGAAATTTTTGGGTATTAAATACAGTAAAAAGTTTAATCTAAAAGACCGTTGCGTAGTATGTGGTTTTCATCATATATGGGAACAGGGTGATTATATGCGCCCTCCTATTCCTTTAGATAATGTCACTAAGGGAAGACCCTTAAGAGGAACTTATTGCCCTAAACACGCTTCTCATTATATGCAACTAGAAATGCTACAACAACAGATACTAGCAGACCAACATGGTTTAGAGTTTAAAGCCTTTAAGCCAAGAATGCCTAAAATGCTTAAGAGTGGCCCTATTACTAATTTAACTAAGAATGATGTTGCCTCGCTCACCGCTACCGGATGGCTTATTAGGCCACCCGCTTTAGGTGATAACAGGACAGCCACCGAAGAGGTTATCCGCTTGATTACTGAAATCAACATAATGACAGATAGATTGAATCATTTAATGTTAAGCAATA